CCCTCCTAAAATACAGAGTATTCTAGTTCAACTGTAAATCTTCCAGCAGTTACATCAGCATTGACTGTAGTTGTTGCTCTAGCATATAAATTTACGTTAGCAACTGCCGCAGTCACATTTGGAACAAATATATGATAGTTACCAGCAGTATCATTAAAATTAATATCAATTTCAGTGATAGATTGTGTAGCACTTAATTGTTCATTAAATGATGTTACACCAGCACCTACTATTTCTGTGCCACTTACAGCTGCATTTGTGGCAGTGCCACTTGTAGAACTAAGTGCTAAGTTACCAGCTAATGTTTGTCCAGCAGCAGTTGTAATACCAATTAAAGCTCTGTGTATAAAAATTTTACTTGGTGTTACCAATCCATCAGGAGCATCTACATTTAATGTCCCTAATTCTACTAAACAATCTCCATCTGCATAAGCAGTAGATGCTGCATTAGTACTAGCTAAAGTACCAGCAAAGGATTGTATTTTACGAGTTCCTAAAGATACTAACTGTCCAGTTGAGTTAACTGAAAAACCAGTTTCTGTGACAGCACCGCTTGTGCCATCTTTATTGATTACATTGAATCCACCCTCTGATCGGATTGGACCCGAGAAAGTTGTATTAGCCATTTTAATTCTCCCGTCTTGGCAAGTGTCAATCACATTATGCGATTGTCGGTTAATCATTTATATAATGAAAAAAGCCAGATTGCAATGCAACCTGGCAAAGTTTTTTTCTTGAGAGGAAATAATGAGTAAAATTAATTATTTCATATAAATCCTACCACAAATAAAAAAGGACGGCAAGTGCCGCCCTTCTAATCCCAGAATTTATTTTTTCAGTTATGCACCTGGTGAACCAAATACACATCTTGGATCAGAGAATCCAAAAGAATATCTCTCACGAGCTTTATATCTCATGTTTCCAGTATCGAAGTCTGCTTCCATACCAGTTGATAAAGCCACACGCTCAAAATGTAAGAACCCACGAGGAGTGTCTGTCATAATGAAGAATGCATCTGTATCAGTTAGGAAGTCATTAACAACATAACCTTCTGGTAACATGCCCATATTTTTAAGTGCATTAGCATCATTGTCTGAAGTACCAACTCTTAGTGTAGAGTTCATAATTCTTTCTGCAACGAACTGTAGCTGTCTAGGAATAATTAACTTCATTCCTCTCAATGCTACAATAAGACCTCTTTCATCAACAAATCCAGCAATCTTAATTAATGCATCTTCAAGAGATGTTTCGTTAAGGTCTGCTGCAGTTGAAGGTTCATTTGCAAAAGTTGATCCATTTGTTAATGGATGATCTGTTGCACAGAGTTCCTTGCCGTCACCGCCTGTAACAGTGCTATCAAACGCATTATTTAATACAGCTGCAGCTTTAACTTGCTTGGTGTGTGCCATTGAACGTGCTAAAGCCTTTGTGTATCTAGCAGAAAGTCTGTCATAAAGATTATCTTCAACAGCCTCCTCTGTGATACTGAATGCTAAAGCAACAGTCTCATGGTTATACCTTGCAGTATAAGCTTCATTTGCATCATCAAATGCCACTCCAGTACCTTCCGACTTAGTCGGTGCGGCACCAAAACCAGATAGCATTACTTCTTCTTCAAACGATCTGTCTGAAGTTTCAGTTGTGAAAATTTCAGAGTGCTGATTTTCATATCTAGCATACTCCATTCCGAAAAGAGCATTAAGACCTGGCTCTAGCTCTTTAGATAATTGTGCTCTACTTATCGCCATAATTAATCTCCTTTAAGAAATAGCTGCATCAGAATCTCCAACAGAACTGAAGAAGATATGATTGTTAATTTTAACGATATAGTTAACCCCAGCAGCTGAATGATCAGCATTTGTAGGATCATCATGTATACCCAATATCATTAAAGGATTAGACGGATCTGAATCCTCCGCTGTAGATATATCAATCTGAGCAGTAGAAATACCAGTTGTAGTACTTCCAGAAGCACCATTCTCAAGTTCAACTGTTTTGAAAATATCTGCTCTAGCAGTTGCCTTATCGGTGTTTGTTCCGTCAGATGCAACGATAAATCTTTGCATAGGGTTATCATACACGAAACCTTTTATATCGTGGTTAGTATCTGCTGACCCAGAACCAGGCCATGTGTTAGAAAACTTTAGTTTTCCTGTTGTTGCATCAACATATTCACAACCTGCAAAAACGCCTAACAACTGTTTTGTATCACCAGTTGCTGAACCTATTGCAATAGTTCCACCTGTTAATTCAACAACCACAGGTGAACCTTGGAATATAGCTGAGGCATCACTTTTGATAAAGTATTGATTTACTCCATCAGCAGTAGTACCGCCAAAACCATTGATTGGTTTTAAGCCGAATTTTAAGCTTGTATTAGCCATAAAACCTCCTAGTTAAAATTAAAATTTCATTAGGATTCACCTTTTCGGTTTCCTCCAAATGTTACACGACTTTGCCTTTCCTTTTGGATAGGCATTGAAGGATGTGACTCCTTCATTAAGTTTTCATCAACAGCCGTCATTTGGTTGCGGGTACGACCCCGATAGTAATCGTTTCTTTCCAATGCCGTCTCTTCAGGTATCCTAGCCAATATCAAGCCTCCTTGACCAATCACACCAGTATGCTTTCCTTCTGTGATAGTAGAAAAGTCACTGTCTGGATATTCGTCAGCACGAACAGGTTCCCAACCTTCTCTTAATTTAGCGTGGACGTTCATTTGATCCTCCTCGCCTCGAATGTTAGTTCTTATCCATCTCTGTCTGTATCCATCGGGTGCTTTCGGAGCTTCAAGTCTGCTCGGTGGCGACCAGGGTTTTCTACGGGTAGCGTTTGCCCGTGTATTCGCTTCTCTTTTTGTTCGATCTGTCATTATCTACTCCTTTACATACTTTGCGTACTCTTCAAGAGGTACGTTAAGTTTTTTAGCTATTGCCACCTGCGAAGGAGACAATCTAACAGTTCTGCGTCCCTGTTTTTTGCGTGAAGCGGAAGTGTCAGCAGGGGCGACCCTGGCACTTCCTCCGTTTGTTCGTTCAGTATTAAATTTGTCTGGGAACAAGTTTTTTAACTGACGATCAATTTCATCATAGTACTCATCAGATGAAAGGTCAAACCCTTCTTCTGATAATTTTTGGTGAATGCCCATAGCAGTGCTTGTCATTACTTGATCTTCACCAAACCATTCATTCTTTTCTGCCCAAGCCTGTGCCTTTGGATCGACAGGCGCTTGTTGAGGTTGAGGTTGAGGTTGAGGTTGAGTTTGTTGCTCAACTTCCTTAACTTGTGCCTCTTGCCTATCTTTAGCTATTCGATGACGCTCTTGCTCAATCGATATTTTTGAAAGAGCTTGTTGTGCATCAAACATTTTATCCACATCACCAGCTTCATGGGCATCTCGATAGTTCTTTTTTGCCTGTTCAAGCTGTGCATCAAGACGAGTTCCGTATTCTGAAATATACCCTTGATCAAGATTTTTTAATCTTTCTCTAAGTTTTTCATTCTCTAAGGCTGCTTCCTGGGCCTTCCTCTCCGCCTCTTGCTTGGCTCTTTCTTCGTTTTTGTACTTGGTTGTGAGCTTTTTGATTCTATCTTGTGCCCTTTTACCGACATCTTGTAATTCTTTGTCATCTGGCTCTTCTGTTTTCTGTTCAGACTGTCCAGTATCAGGTGCAGTTTCTGCTGTATCCACACTAGCAGATTCAACATTTTCATCCAAAGTAACTTCAACATCTTTTTCCTCTTCGGTTGTTTCAACTTTTTTTTCAGCTAATTTTTCTGACATATCTTATCCCTTATATATGTTTAATATCTTCTGGATCGAGTAGTGTGGCAATAACTTCATCATCGTTAATCACACGAACTTCCATATCTTCTAATGAAAAACGTGAACCTGCATATCGACCTATGCAAATCCAATCTCCTTCCTTGCACCAAGCTCTATCCTCTTCAAATACGGCAGATCCAAACTTATCTTTATCTTGATACGCTAAAGGCCCAACTTTTAACACATATGCAACAACTGTTGCTAACGCTTCCCTCTGTCGTATTTGATCTGGTATAATAACACCCTTATCAGTAACTTCTTTACCTTGATAAGGTGCAACAAGGATTCTCCAACCAGTTGGTTGAGGTAATCTTTCTTTAAATGATTTATCAAGAAGCGTAGGATCTAATACTCTCTCCTCCTTCTTAACATAAGCTTTTTCTTTTTTTCGCTTTTGAAGTATGTGGTCAGGTACTAATAATGTCTTCGCCATCTTCGTAATTTTTCTCCAACAAGGACTTCATTTCTCCTTTTGCGTAGTTCAAGCCTTGCATCTCGCCTACAAGAAGTCGGTAGTTCTCCATATCCTGGATACCACCAGATGTTAAGATGGTAGCAATGTCTTGCTCCCGCCTTTCTAACATCTTATACACATGTTTTGCGAAGTCTGCAACATCCATATTGTTTTATTTAATAAATACCAGAAAAGTTATTGCCAGAAACTTGTATAGATCCACCATTGGCTTTTTTCATAATAGGTTTTTCTTCTGCTTTTTTCTTTGATTTATCGCCTAACATTTGAAAATCTTTTTTAGTTAATCTGCCATCTTTATCCATATCAATTTTACTTTGATTACCTTTTAATTCGCTCATTTCTTTCTCCTTTTTCTTAAAACGGTTTTTAGAGTTTTAGCTTGTGCAGCATGTGTTTTAGATGCTTTTTTTAAACCTTTGATTACTTTTTTTAGTTTTCTTTCAGCCATTACTTACCCTTTTTACTAAATAATTGTAATCCTTGTTTACCAAACCGATACCCAAATGAGCTCCCTATTACAATATAAAGCATGTGATGGAACCAATCAGGTGTGTGTTGATCTAAAAATATAAAACCTTCTTTAACATACTCTTGTGTCCAAGGTAGAAAACAAGCTGTCAGAACGGCTATAAACCAAAGTGACCACGCTTCATCCTTCCAACTTTCACCCATTTGATTTGTAAGAGCCTGTTCATTAAGGAAACTAGATGTAGCTTCAGTCTCGTAGACCTTTGCTTCCGCTTTTGCTTTTGCTACTTTAACTTCTGTTTCGGCTTTTGCTTTATCAACACGTCCCTGTAACCACGTTCCAGCAAGAGAACTTATAGGCCCTATAATATTTGCTAACATTTCCATCTTCTCCTTGCTTGTCGTAAACGACTATTCGGATCTTTGGCTGCCTTTGGAAACTTCTTCATCTGTCCTGCACTTCTTGCACAAAATGATTTACGTCTCTTAGCTGCCTTACTACCCTTTTTAACTTTACCAGTGACAGCAGTTTTTAACTTACTACCTGGATTTTCACGTCTATATCTAGCAACACCGGCCTTTGTCATACCAGCACCAGATTTGGTAGAACGAAAGTATTTTTTAGTTTTTGGTGGTTGTTTATCCCGTTTTCGTGCCACGTTTCTTCCTTATAGCCTCTTTACCTTTTTTAAATATACTTGCTACTTGCGTTTTGCCCATCACTTTCGCTCTTTGTTCTCCAACTGTCAAGATTTGAATTTTTCTTGCATAAGGTTTATTGATCTTTTTAACCTTTGCAACTGTTGCTCTTGCGTCAGATGGAGTTGCGAATTTGATTTTAACTGTGTCTTTAGGGTTTTCATCCGTATATAAACGTCTTCCACTGCCTTTTGGTTTTTTACCTGTTCCAACTTTAGGATCACGCTTTTTTCGTGCCACGTTTCTTTCTCCTAGCTGCTTCAACTCTTCTTGGCTTACCAGCTGGTTGACCTAATCTCTTTTTCTGAGCTATTCTTTTGGCTTTTTCTGATTTGGACATTTCTCCTGCGGTTTTTGGGGTTTTAGACGAAATCCTTTTCGAGGGACGACAATATGGAGTACCCCGTTTCTCACCTTTGCGTCTCCCACAGGCCTTCCCCGTGCGGACATCTTTCCAATCCTCCTTAAACCAACGCTTTAAGGCTAAACCAGCCTTTGTTTTGCGTACAGCCATTAAAAAATCCTTGTTACTTTCCGTTTATTTTGACTAACAGCACCACATCCATCAGCTATAAAACCGCCATTTTGTAGTGTAATAATACCACCCTCTGCTGCTTTCCTTGTTTTTCTCTTTTTCTTCTTTGAAGATGACTTTCCGTAGTTAGCAGCACCAACTTTTCTGCATTTTGCAATCGCTCCAGAGGCGTAAGCACTTGGAAAAACTCTATAACGTGACTTAACTTTATAATAACAAGCGTCTTTTGGCATAATTACCCCTTTATTTTCTTAGTTATCCATAAAAAAATAGCATATACAACTAAACCATACACTGTTGCGATGCCAATATCTACTAAATGTTCTCTCATATCGTAAATAAACTGTATTCCAGCCTCTAAATCGCTACCTCC